TCGGCAGACGGACCCGATGGCGTGTTGCCGCCGGGCGAGGGTTTGATTTCCGGTGCCTTACCACTGATGAAGGCTGAGGTGCGCCCGGCTGCGTTCAGAATAGCGGTTGCCAGACGATCCGGAATAATGCTCCTGCGCGCCCATGAACTGAAATGTGTCGGGCGGTTTGATGATACCTGGTTTCCATTCGTTCTCGATGCCGCACCGTAATATCCTGATGCCGGAATATCCGGATCTTCTGCCGGCGCGTTAGTGGCGGTATTGACGCCGTTACCGTCTGTCATGAAGGGCACAAAATAAACGCCCTCACTCTCCCTGTTTTTATACCCGCCGTACACGGTGTCGTACTGGGTAGCGTATGTATTTTTCCAGTAATACGTCGTGTCACCACAAATCCACGGCACATCTGCAGCACTGCCACCATGGCACTGCGCGTTAAACACGGAGAGGTCAGCACGAAACTGTGCCAGCATGGCTGTAAACAGCGCAGGTTGCTGTGCGTGGGTGGCGGCGCTCATGTCAAACTCTCCCTGCATCCAGCAGACGGCCAGCAGAACGTTTTTGGGATTTTTCTGCAATGCCGCTTTTGTGCGGGAAATCAGATCCTGATATAACGGCTTGCCCACCCCCCAGCGTGCCGAATCCTGGCTGGCCCCCGTGGACTCGCTGAATGTCCCCTCCGCGCCCTGGGTAAATGCCGAACCACCACGACAGCATGGTACCAGCAGGATCCCCGCGTTATTCGGGATATACGGGAGCAGTTTTTTGGCAATATGTAACCCCTGGCCGACACAGCCGTACTGCCCTTTGCTCAGGTCTGCCTTCGGATGATTCAGCGTACTCATATCCTGCACATCATGCAGGCAGTGGTCGGCCGGAATAATATCGTTATATCTGCAGGCAGCCCCACCCGGCGTCACTGTACTGCGGCGCGCCAGCTGTTTAATGCGCGGATCCGGAGCATCGTATGAATCCGGCAGCGGAAGCCCTTCACCGTAAGCCATGGCATTGGACTGCCCGGCCAGTACGATGACGTAGTACCAATCCGGCTCAGTTGCACCACTGACCACCACATCACCTTCTGCTGTAATCGCCTGCATCAGGGTATAAGGGGTTATGGCCACCGGACTACCAAACGGCTGCCAGCCCTCTTTCAGTTTGTGTGTCAGCTTTTCCGCAAGGTCTGACGGCGACGCCGCCCTGACAACATCATAATGTTTAATCGACATCGAATTTCTCCCGTGTACAGGAACAGAGTTAAAAAGCCGGAACCGGAATCAAATCACAGGATGACCATCTGCCAGTGGCTGGTCGTAAAAAAAAGCCGCGCCATGCGCAGCCGGAAATAAAGGGATAACGATGATAGTTTGAGAAAAACAGAAACAACACTTTTGTGGCAAAGCATGGTGCCGGGTGCCTCCCGGTGAATTCAGTATCAGCACCTGAATCCGCGATTATCCCATATACCTGGTTGCTGATCGCCCCTCCGCACAGGGGGATTCACCATGCAGAAGTGTTTTTAATAAACAGCAAACAAAAAAATCAAGCATTATGCAGGCTGTTTCTTTTTATCACCGGCCACAGCAATACCACAATGCCGCAGACCAGCACCCCATCCGCCAGCACCGACATGATTCTGCTGGTGAAATCCACCATCACCACCAGAAACAGCAGGAGTGCAGCCACAGCCAGGCGCAGTTTTACCGTCACAGGTGATTCTCCAGACGAAGACCCAGAACACCGGCAATCTCTTCCAGCACCTTGCGCTCTTCCGGCTCAATTTCGCCGTCTGCCTCCGCAATGGCCACCGCCACATCCAGCACATCTTCCGCTTCACGCGTATCGTGTTTCACATCCTCAATCTCACGTAACGCCGCACGACGACCAGTTTTAAAGTTCGTATCCAGCTGACCGATAATGGTTGCGCTAATCGCATTAATTTCTGACGTAAACGCGGACAGCGCAGGCTGATTACGCAGTACCTGTTCGATCTTCGCTTTCTCGGATGCCTCACATTCACCATCTGCACAGGCCACCAGGTATGCGGCGTTAATCACCACCTGTGCCAGATCGCGTTTTTCAAACTTTTTAATTTCCGTTGCCGCTCTGCGGGTTTTCTTTTTGAAGATTCCAAACATCGTGACGTTCCTTTGGGTGGGTGAGCCAACGCCCGGGAGCGATCTGCCCACAGAGAAAGTCACACTGACCACTCCGTAAGCTCACCCCCGAAAGGCTCTGTGGTTGGTATGCGCCGGGCGTGGCGCAGATACAAAAAAGGCCCGCCGAAGCGAGCCTGGAAAATAAGTGTGGCGCGTTGTAGTGGAGTCGAACCACTGACCGATTGCTTAGAAGGCAATTGCTCTGTCCGGCTGAGCTAACAACGCAGAATACCGATAATGGACCGCCATCGGGGACCCGGCCCCGCACCAACAACCCTGTTATGGTGTCGTCTGCTCTTCCTGATAAGCTAATGGCGGTTTGTGATGGTGGCCCTTGCTGGATTTGAACCAGCGACCTGGCGATTATGAGTCGCTCGCTCTCACCACTGAGCTAAAGGGCCGAGCCAAAAAATAATAATCAGATGAAAATCAATAATCAAGCCCTTGCCTAGATACATATCTGTCTGGCGGGAAGCCATAATAGCGGTGAAATACAGAAATAAAGTAGGACCGGCTTGAATAACCACATTTTTCTGCTACAGCCTGTCCATATCCATACCGGGAACATAACATATTTACAGCAACACGCATCCGCTCTTCCAGCAACAAGCGACTGAACATGCCCCCTTCATTTTTCAGTTTTGTCTTTAACAAACTCTCACTCATATGCAACTGTAGAGCAATCGCACCAAGCGTCCAGCTTGCTGATATATCTGTCTGAATTATCGCCCTGACTTTGGCACTTATGCTGGATAAACATCCACTTAAAAACAATGACATCCGTTCATCTGTTTCAAACAGAGACAGGCAGGCCATCATAAGAAACATATCCGTGACCTCTCCGGAAAATCCCTGGCTGGTAATTAAAGCCGCAGCCAACGCAGGATTGTTGGGTTCCAGCAACAGGTAAAGCGGAATGTCAGTCAGACGAGTCCTCGTCAGCTTATGCTGACTTTCCAGATATTGACTTACGACGGATTCGCTTATATCGACAATTTTAACTTTGCCATAATGCATAAGGAAAAGCTCCCTGATGCATTTGGTGGCCAGAACGACTGAGCCTGGCTTAAGTGACAACGTATCCTTTTCAAGAAAAATATTAATTGGGGAGCAAACCATGATAACTGAACAGACAACAGCCATTATAATTTTACTTTCATTAGCAATTGGTTAGCTCAATTATAGCCCCAAAAGGTAAATTATCATCAACACATAAGCAAAGGACTGACAGGTGCCGCCCCCCCCCACCAGCCGCCCATTTACCACAAATAAAAAGCCTTCAGGACTGAATGCGTCTGTAACAACCGCACTGATAGTCTGCCAGACCCGCCATAACCAGCTGGGTCAGTATTAACTGGCAGCGTTCGCGTGAAAGGTAAGTATTCTGCGCAATCTCCCCGACTGTCGCCGGTTCGGTAACGCTTAATTCATTAAACACCACTCTGGCGGTTTCTGTCATATCCTGCTGTTTTAGCATGTCTTTTTCCCTTTTCCGGTTAACGTGACATACCAATAACTCTTGTCGAAAAAGCCAGCAAGTTGAAAGACCGGTATTAGCAACCACCAGCGCGTTTAACGCCCCGTGCCGTTTTTCAGTCATAAAAAAACCCGCAAAAAGCGGGCTCTTTCAAATGTCCATGTCTGCTATTCGCCTCGCGGTACAGCTTTGCGAAGCTTACCGGAATTGAAGCAGTTTTTACGTCAAAAAGCAATAACTTTTTTCTCTATACCAAAAGCCATAACCATTGGTTTGTACAAAATAAATTCTGCCACCTTTAGCCAATGCTCAATGCGTCTTTCACAGGTTCTTAAACTCCATTCCGGATGTGCATCATTCAGCAATTCAGCCATTTTGCGCTTAGTCATCCCCCGCCCCACATAACGCTGACTCAGAACATTGAGCAGCCCGGGATAACCTGCCAGTACTTCACCAATAACCCTATCGATTATTAACGCCTCTGAATCGGTACAATGTGCCAGCCAGCTTTTTTGATTGCCGTTGATCATATCCCGCAAAAAAGCCTCAAGTTCAGGTTTGTCCAGACCCGCTTTTTTCATCCTCCGGAGCGCCTCGTTAATTGCCGTTTTTGTCAGCTTTTTAGAGGTCAGTAATTGGTTGAACATATTTCCCGTCTTACCGTCGCCAATATACGACCAACGCCCCCACATACGCAGTTTCCCCTGGATCCAGACACTTTCCAGCGTTTTCAGGCGTAAATGCTCACCGCTTTTGCCTGTAATTTCCGGGTATATCATATTTATGCTCACTCACTTTCAATTTTGTAAATCTTCACGCCCAGCCGCCCACCAGAAACGAGCTAGCCGCGCACAATATTGATTTCATCAAACTGCTCGTCGTCTATGAGAAGTCCGGCATGCGTCAGCGCATCCAGTGGTGCTTTCAGGATATTGTCCAGGTCACGACGGCGCTTATCCGGTGGCTCTGCAATAATCTTTATCGCCAGCCTTCCGGACAGGTTTAATTTCAGCCGCTGCTGGCGAACAATAAGTGCCACATCCCGGCGATAACGCTCACCGGCTTTTGATACAAAATATGTGCTGCCACGACGTCGCCAGTAGGTGTTCACCGTCGGCGGGTAAGGCAAAACAAACTCTATACGCATCAGTAACCTCTTTTACCCGAGCACGCCGGTTGCAAAGGCGTGATCAAGAAAACGAAAAATTAAATCAACCTGGGAACCATGCTTTTCTTCGAACGCCAGCGGATCCGCATGAAGCTCGTTGTGATGCTCCCGACACAGCGGTAGCGTGAAAATATCGTGGGATTTTGTTCCCATTCCGCCCTGACCATGACCAATCAGATGATGAGGATCGTCCGCTGGCTTACCACAACACGCACACGGCTGTGTCTTTACCCAGCGTGTGTATTTCTCATTTACCCAGCGGCGACGTTTAGGTCGTTTCATGAAGGATTCCGGAGACTCCGGATCAACGGCAATGCTGACCACCGTCTTTTCCTGTGGTGGGTTTTGCTGGTGGGCGTGAGGCAGCGGCGCAAGATTTTTGTGCGCTGCTTCAGTATGATGGTGGCGGTCTGCTCTCCCGGTACGATGTCGCTTTCACGGTACATTGAGCGGATTTTTTCCGCACGCAACCCCAGCGAACGACGTAATACCGCTTCCGGTAGCGCGTCCGCCACCTGATTGCGGACCGCCCACCAGGATAATTCAGCCAGAGATAATTCACGCTCCTGCGTACCGCTTATTGCGTGACCGATGACGTCAATCATCCATGCTGACAGGTTTTGATGAGCAAGTTGCTCGAGTGATTCGGATGTCTGGTCACGCAGCTGGTTGTCGCAGTGCCAGCACAACACCATTGCGCCGGTACCATAACGGTGAATAACGGTTTCACTGTGATGATAGTCACCATGAGGCCACTGGCAGGATTTGACATGACGCAACAGCCAGTCAGACAGTGCACCAGCGCCACCAACAGCACGAATCACACGCTCATTGCTGAAAAACGGCAGTAATGATTTATCTTCCGCCAGCGGCTGGCGAACGGCAGGGACGATGCCGGACGGCAGACCGCGCATGCTTTTCGGCTCCG